GTTGTCGCCGTATACAGCAGCAGCAAACTCTGAGGACGTGAAGCAAATACCAGGGAAAAAGCTGAATGATTCGTTGTTTGATCCGTGGTACATTGTCTTGCTTTCGTTGTTGTTGCGTCTCGTCTATGTGGATTGTATCGTCGCCGCTACTGAATTGCAACAGTCTGACTGATGTTTTTTCTCGGATTGTTTCAAAGGCCCCGGATTTCTCCGGGGCGGTGTGGCCCGACTATCGCTGGCGGGTTTCAGCTTCGGCGTCTGCGGCTAGATTCCAGTAGATTCTAGCCATGAAATCCAGCTCACAGGCTCGGGCGTCGTTACCTCGGTTGGATTGTCGTTCAGCTCGGTCATGCCACTGTGCTGCGGCTTTGCTTGCGTTCATGCTGACTGAGATTGGATTGGTCATTTGTTCGTTCCCGGTTGGTTGTTGTTTGCGTCTCTCGTCTAAGTAGAGTATCGGCGATGCTACTTGATTGCAATAGTATTGTTGATGTTTTTCTCGGATTGTTTCAACGTCGGCTATTTAATATCGCAAATCCTGTCGATGCTCGCGATGGTCGGCGTGACTGCCGTTGCTGTTGCCCCGTCGTTGCATGCGATTGTTACACGTACGTCGAGCACGTCGCCAGCAACAAGCGTCGCGGGATTAAACGCAAACAGTTTGTCGCCGAACGTGAGCGAGTTGATCGTCGTCGCAGCAGTCGTGCAAAGATCCGCGCTGATGCCGGTGATTTTGTCCAGTCGATAGGCCTCCACGTCGATTGTGCAGGACGTGTCGGCCACTGTCGTGACGACGCCACATGACATACGCAGTCCAGCAGTCTCGCCCTCCTCGTAAAGTTCCGGCACCACGTAAGCGAATCTCATGTACCGATTCGTCGCCCCTGCCGCTTTAAGATCGCCCGCCTGAACTGTCGGTGGCGCGGTCGCAAACGTGCCGCCAACCAACGCCAGATCGTCAGCTGCTGCAGTTCCTGGGAGCAGCGTGTTGTATGCGTCCCAGACTCGCAACGTCGCCATGTCAACTGGGTGGACGACGTCCGCAGTCTGTTTCAGTACACTGGTTCGCACTTGCGCCGGAACTTTAGTGTCGCCGATCTTAAACGTACCAGTGACTTTGAGATCGTCAATTTCTGTAGCCATGATGTGTTCTTTCGTTTTGTGGGTTGGAGATCTGTAATTTTATTTATAGCTGGTTGGAATTGCGGAGGGAAGTCGTTTGGCCAGCTCGCAGTGTTGGCGGGTCTTTGATGGTATCGATTATCGTCATTGTGCTGCCTCAAAAATAGATGGCCGGTGGTGTGTGGTGGGTCTTCATTTCGTTCATTCAGTCCGATTCTAACACACTGAAGTCAGCAGGATCGATCACGTCGACCGTGTACGTTGGGCCGGAGGCAAGGTAGGGGAGTTTGATTGTGGATGTCATAAGGATACGGCCTCGATTGTTTTCGGAGAAGAATTCATCACAGCGGTGGCGGTCTCTTTTGACAGGTCGTCGTAGTCCGGAGTGCTGAGATAGATCAGCGGAGTAGTCAGATTGTCGACGCCTGCACCGACAGAGATCACGACCGTGCGAGTGACAGAAGGCTGTGATTCCGTGTCGGACCCCTCACGAGTGAGATCAGCGACTAACTCGCCATCACGCCGCATCTTCGATCGGCTGACGGGCTCTGATTCCCACGGTGGGCTATCAGCGTGTTTACCCCACGAATGCGGATAGTAATTCAGCTGTTGATTTATTCCGGCACCGAATTGCGAGTGGACAAACCTAAAGTCAAAATCTGCCTCTCCGACGTACGTTGGCCGTGCGTTGCGTGCAAGGATCGGAAACTGCACTTGCATCTGTGAATCGAGGCCGAACCCGAAGCCTGAAATGATCGTATAGATGCCGTGCTTTGTGGGAATGCTGTCGCCGCTGCCTTTGCCGAGGAAACTAGCCCACTCATTGATCGCGGGCAGCGCTGGTAGTGGGAACAGCCACTCGGATTCGGGAACTTCTAACACGTTAAATGTGACCGACTGGTAAGAACTCTTTTCGTCGTCGTCAAGGTTCATGTCTGCGACGAAGTAATCGTCTAAATCCGCTGCGAAAAACAAATACTCGTTGCTGATGTTTGCGTAGTTGCCTTGCCAATTCGGCGGCGTGCCTCCATTCTCCAGCGCGTGTGCGTCGGCGAAATCCTTTGCTTCTTGCTGCGTTTGAAACGGGCCACCTAGTACCGGATTCCCAACAGTTGTCGATGCTTCGTTTTGATGAAAACGAAAATCAACCGCTTGGTAGAATTTGAATTGGTAAAAGCCGTAGCCGGATTCCGTCGGGTTGTTTTCGAGGCCCACGCCAGTGATCGCCGCCGGCGGCATTCGGCCCCACGCATGCCGAGCGTCAGGCGGGAAAATGCACTCGTTTGTTACGCGAGTGATGTGATTATGATGATGTGTGGAAAACGGCGAGCCCAAAGATTGATCTGTTGGCTTTGACTGTACGGTTATCGGAGTCAACCTCGTTGATCGAGCGACGAACGTTTGCGGGTTTCCCTTAACGATAAACACGCCGTTTTCGAACGCGGAACTAACATTCACTATCGACATGATTTCATCGACTCGCCCGACCGTCGGCGTGCCCCACGAATACGGAACATCAGGTGACCACGTGCATTGACGGTTGGCGTAACCGCCAAGAATATCGTCTTGAAAGATGTCGTGCACCGCAGTGGAAACGAATCCCACATCGTCTAACGTCGCCAGAATGCGAGCTCCGTTGTAATTTGCTTGGCATCCGTCCGCCTCGTAGACGTCTGGAATTGTCGGGTCTCCATCAGGTGACTCATGCGACCCCAGAACAATCGACCATCCCCCAGCGCTAGGCCATGTCTCTGTGTGCCCAAAGTTACCGCCTGCTGTGGGGGCAAGATGCACAGGCGAGCCATCCGTGTACACCAATTCGGACTGCGGAAACTCATCTAGCTTGATTGGAGCGTATCCGATCGTGGAGTTGTACTTCCGCACAAACCAGACTGTTGGTGTGTAGGTGAATCCAGCCGGGGAAACCTTGCTCAGCGTAATCGGCAGTCGTTCCTGCGTGTCGTACATAAACCCCACAGTCGACGGATTAGGTGCAACGGGCAGGCTGTCGAATGTCCAGTGCTCGTCAGGCCCAGTGTTGTAAGCTTCCGACGTGTTGTCGATCGGTGCCCCGGTCACGACGTGTTCTGCGTTGCCGGAGATTCCGCCAGTAATGTAAGCGCCAAGCGATGCAATCGCCGCGGGCGGATACGCGACAACTCCGCTGAATGTGCGATTGAAGTAGCTTTTCGTGACGCTTGCACCAAGATTGCAGTCTGGCGGAAATTGAAACTCGCCGAACGTGATTGAAAAACTCGGTGGCGTGATGTATCGACCGTCGTCAAGAATTGCATCGGTTGAAACCGTGGAAACGGTTTGGTCCGGCCATTCCAGAAGCGACGTGTATCGCAATGATCTTGAATTCGCGTTGAAGAATCCCACGCCCGTGTTTCCGCCCGGCCCGAATGACCGCGCGCCACCGGGCAGCGTCTTTGGCCCAGTCGGGTATCCGTCCAAAGCGACCGTGTAACTGCTGCCGAGCAGGTCAGCCAGCGGGTTTTCCGCCAGTTGGAAGTTCACAGCGTCGAACTCGAATATGCGTGGATCTTCTGTTCGCATCCACATTTGAAGGCAGTTTTTCACACCACAACAACATGACATCATCGGCATCAGACAATCTCCAATTCAAACGCAGTTTCCATCGCGCCAAAATTCGGGGCGCACTTGCGGCATTTTTTGACAGCCGCAAGGTTGTTGAGAATCGTCTGATTGTTTCTCGCTCGACCCGTGGATCGCAGCGGAACGATCCCATGCGACAAACTGCCCTGATGCAGTCGCCGTCGCCCCAGAATCTCACGATGATCGATGATCTTGCGGCTGAACTTGCGAGCGCGTGCGTCGAATTCGAAATCGCCGCCGCTGAACATATTGCAGAATCCATTCAGCGATTGAAAGAAATCTAGCCTGACCAGCCGCATGGAATTGACGCCGCTGCCGTCTGGGACGCACGAATAAATGCGGCCCGGAAATAGCAACGGTTCGTTCGCCAATCGTCTCCGCATGTCCTCGTCTGGGCCGTCGCAAAACTGTTCCATACCTGACGAAATCATCACCGAGCGTGACTGCTGAAGTACGCTGACTTGCCGCCACAACCGATCAGGCAGACTGATGTCATCGGCGTCATTCAATGCCAGATAATCCGTGCGGCAATGCCCATGTCTGACCAGTGCGTTCGTCAGTCGGTACGGGCCTCGTCCGGGTGGCTTGTTGGTGCGATAGCGGATAATTTCGGCCGACGTGTTTTGCAATGCAGGTAGCGGTGGAAACTCGCAGGCGTCCGCGATCACGTGAATGATCGGCGTGCAATGATTCTGATGCAGCAGGCCTTCAACGCATTCCGCCAGCCATTGCGAATCGCCCGACCAGAACGGAACGACAACGTCGACGCGGTACGGTTCTGACGGTGCAACAGGATCGGGCATCGATCGTTGCTGCTGATTCCGGCGTAAAGTTTTTGGGCTTTGGATTCTCATTCGCTGATCGCTGGCCACTCCCACGCTGACGCATCGCAATCGGTTTTGTACGGCACCCAGTAGCCCGCCTGAAATTCGATTCCGATCAGTGTGTTTGCCGCGATGTCGATCTCGCGAAAGTCGTTGACGACGGGCACGGTGATCAGAGCGTTTGCCGCGTCGCGAGTCTGAACCAGTCGACCGCAGGCGTTGCGTTTTAAGATCCACACGTCGGCCACTGCGAGGATTCCAATGTCGGCGTCTGTGACGGCGGTGGTTGCGTCAACGCCCAGCGTGGCCACTGTGGATGTGGCGGCTGTGATCGTGGTGACGAGCGGCACGCCGTCTACGCCAGCGCCGCAGATAATTACAGTGTAGTCGTCGATGTACCCCGACAGATCAACGGACGTCGTCAACTGATCACTGTCCGCGTCAATCGTGCCAGTCGCGTAGATGGCTGGCGACGCTGGCAAGTCTTCGACTAAAACCGCGAAGTGCCGTGACTCACCACCAGCAAATCGGACGACACACATCTGCTCACCAGTCTCCTCGGGAGCGTACAGAATTTGGATCGGCCCGCCCGTTCCGGATCCCAAAACGTACTCACCCTCGACTGCGTCTGCATGCGTGTCGTCAGTGTCTGCAATATCGACCAGCGCCATGCAGACGCCAGACACCTGCATCTGCACGATCTCGCCATCTGCTGCAGGCTCTTTCAGGATTCCGAAATGCCCCGTCGCTGGCTCGACTCCCAGCAGCCAGATGATTTCATCATTGATGTCGGTGACCGCGCTTCCGCTGATCTCTAATATCTCGCCGGATTTCCGTGAGGCTCCGGAGTTATTTACAACGCGAATTATGTCGGTCGACCGTGGGCGAATCGGCGGCTGTGGTTTGGTGCCGAAGCGTGCATCAGCCCACGCCTGCCCTGCGTCAACCATGTTGTTCCACACGGTGGCGGGTGGCGGCCGAAACTGCTGGCCGGATGTGGTTTTGCTATCGCTAAACGACATGAGTTAACCGAATCCCAAAGAGACAGCCATCGGAATTTGTTCATACACTCGATCGACGTACACGTACTGCGGAACACGCGTTGGCTTGTCATCGCCTTCGACGACTGTGATCGTGTCCTGATAACGAATCCACGCGACTTCCCAACCCTCCTTGTCGACGCCCCCGATGTTGCCGATGTTTAGGCCGCTTTCATTCGCCGCCATAGCAAACTGATACGACACGACTGATTCAGAATTTGTTCCGTCTCCACCACGAGCGCCAAGAAACAATACCTGACCCGGCGCGAACGTGAGGAACGAATCGTTGTTTACGGTCCCCGTAATGTCGCTTAAATATTTTGCTTGCGACAACGTGATCGCCCCTTCGGGATAACGATACGTCACGTTGACTCGCATCGCAGGAACGACGATCTCAACGCCCTTGACCTCGTTGCCATCGACGGCAATCGCCCCTTGCTGATCCGGTGCAGAACCGGCAGGGTATCGCGAAACTTCTTGCCGTGCCTGCGTGATTTTGACCGTGCCGCCAGTAGTGTCAAAATCCCACGACCATTCGCCTGTGTCGTTGATGTCTTTGGCGTACGGAATTTCGACATCCCACTGGTTGTACGCAGTGCGGTTCAGTTCCAAATCTTGGCGATAAAGAATGCCCCAATTTGTCGTGACAAGATTCGGAGTGCCGCCCATCACGTAGGACGTCGCCACGTTCTGATCGTCTGTGCCTATCAATCGGAATCGATGGTTTTCCGTCGGTGGAACTGCTGTCGTGCTGATCCCGTCCGGAATTATGATGAGTCGAATCGTCATGCTATGGATGTTTCAGAATTGTTTTCTTGGTTGCTGCCAACTGCGCCGCTGCCTGAGCTTTCTGAGCTGCCGTCTGTTTGCCGATCGCTGAGTTCGTGCCCATCAATGCCTTGAATGTTTTGTCTCCACCGCTGCCAGCAGTCTTGCCTAATGCCATCAAGCTCCGACCGCTGAACGTAGCCGCAGACGACCCGCCAGAAGTAACCTTGAAACCGCGTTTAGCATTGTCGCTGCTGACGTCTGGTTCCGCTGTGCCTGATAGTTTTTTCTTCTCGTCTCGGATTTGTTTTTCGAGGCGTGCGATCGCCGCGTCCTCGGGGGTCCAGTCAGCGTTCGCCCCCACCTCCGCCTTGCCCATCTGCTTCCATTTGTGTTGCAGTGCGACCCACCCCGCATTCTCCTCTTTGTCGGCTTCAGCTTCCCGCATGTCCGCTTCTTTGTCGACTTGTTTGTCGGCTTCTTTCTGCGCAACAGCGTCTTCCTGCTCGCCTTTGGCCTTGGCGATTGCAGCGCGTTTCGCATGCCGAGCTTCGAGCTCCTGCTCCAGTCGTGACAACTCATCGCGAGCGTCTTGTTTCATCTGTGTGGTATCAATGCCGAGTGTGATATGGAGTTCTTCCGAGAGTAGACTTTTCATGCCACCCCACGTCGCCCACGTCGAGCGGACGGCCGCAAACGGATCCGACAGCGCGTCTGCAATTGTGTTGACGGCCTTCCAGGTTGTCGACAGTAGATTTTGGAAAAACTTTTTCGTCGACTCCCAAACTTGTTTCCAAAACATAACCCACAATTCACCCATCGCTTCGATGCCCTCAGCTAACGCAAGCTTTACGCCTGCCATAGCCGCCCGGAATGCGATGTCATAATCTCCGCCTGACAGTGCAGACATTAGCACTGAGCCAACCCGCCTAGCGACGATCATCAGTTCATTGAGCATGTTTTTTCCGACGCCCCAGGCTGCTGTAAAATCAATGGCCTTGGCTGTTGCCACCAGCGCCGCTGCACTTAGCGCCGCAATCGCGATCGTCGCGATCGAAATCGGAGAAGAGATGACGCCCATGGCCGCCCCGATGGCCGCTGCTGCCACTGTCCACGCTGCAGACAGCACGCCAGCTGCTGCAGCAAGCACGCCAGTGGAAACAGTTGCTGCTACTGCAGATCCGGACAACGTCAGCAAGCCACCAGATGCCACACCGCTGGTGACAATCATTCCGGCTTCAGCGCCAGTCAGCGCGAGGACCGAACCAGTAAACGGAATCATAGCCGTGGTTGCTGCTGTCGTAGCGATCGCCAGCGACGACACCGCCGTCGCCGCACTGAACGTAATGGCAGCGTACGGTACTAGCGCGGTAGTCGCTGCGCCCTGTGCCGTGGTCATCCCGGCAACAACAAACGCCCCGGCCGCAACCGCTGTGGCGAAGCCCGCCTGCATGAATGTGGCAACGCCAACAATGGCGGCACGGAACGCATTAAATACGGCAAGCGTGCCGCTGACTCCCAGTTTGATAGCTCCAAGCACACCGATCGCGAAACCCATTCCGATGGCCGCGATTTTAGCCGACACACCCAGAGCGATCAGGGCAACGCCAGCCGCTCCAATGCCTGCAGTGATTGACGCAAACGTCGTGACCAGTTCTTTGTTTCTTCCAATCCATTCGGTCGCCTTGCCGAGTACGGCTGTAATTGATTTCACGATTCCGGCCAGTGACCCTGCCAGCGCTTCGCCGATTGCTATCTGTAGCCCCTCCGCGGCTGACATGAGGATACGAAATGATCCGCCGAGTCCTGAATCCATTTGCTCGGCAGTTGCTGCAGAGATGCCTTGAGCCTTGAGCAAGGACGCTGAGAATTCTGAGGTCGACTGACCTGTCTTAGTCAGCACGGAGGACGCCGTGATCCCCAGCAGACCGAACGCCTGAGACATCTTTTGCACGCGGTCGACGTCCGTCATTTTGGCAGTCGATTCGCCGATCTCATCCATGATCTGGATCAGCGGTTTGATTTTGCCCTGCGCGTCTGCGTTCATCACGCCGAATAACGTCTTGAGTTCTTTGCCGCTCGCCGCTGAAATGATCCCTAGGCGTCGCAGTGCCGTGCCTGCGTTGCTGCCTTGGATGCCGACGTTTCCGAGACTCCCGAGGATAGCCACTGTGTCCTCAAACGACATCCCCAAATCTTTAGCGACCGGACCTGCATAAGACAGCGATTCGCCTAGGCCTTCGACCGTATTAAATGTCGAGTTCGCCGCCATCGTTAGCACGTCAGCCACGCGGGCCGCTTCGCCTGCGTCCAGAGCAAACTGCCGCAGTGTTGCGGAGACGATCCCGGCAGACAGAGAGGCGTCTGTCCCGGTTGCTCTCGCGAGATTCATCACCGACTCTGTCATGCGGTCGATGTCGTCCGTTTTGAATCCAGCACGCCCAAGCTCGGTCATCAGTTCGGCGACTTGGATCGCCGTGAAACTGGTAGTGCGTCCCAGCTCTTTCGTTTTTTCGGTTAGCCGATCAAAGTCGTCGCCGGTCGCGTTCGTGACTGCTTTCACGGCCCGCATCGCGTCATCGAATTGCGCGAATTTCGCAATCGCAAAACCGATCGGCGTAGCAATAGCTGCCGACATGGCAACCATCTTGGTTCCCAGTGACATCATGTCCGCGCCAAACTGATTCACCCGCTGTTTTGCTTTTTGCAAATCACGGGTGAGCTTATCTCGCATGTAGAGCGAGACATACGCACGGCCCGCCATCACGTCAGCACGTGCCATCTGTTACCTCACTTTCGGCAGTCCGGGGTTTTCGTTTCTCAGTCGTTCAGATTCCGCTTCAACTTGCGCCTGCAGCTCGGGGTCAAGCTGCACTGGCCCGCCGCTGCCTGTCTCTGTCATTTCGCCGTAGAGCAAATATTCTTCCCAGTCGATTTCGCCGATGCCCCAAACCAACGTCGCCAGCTCCAACTGCTCACGTCGTTTGTTTTTGACTTTGCCTTCAGCCATTCGCCAAAGTACGTTTAGTGTCTTGCCCCGTGGCTCGATCCCGACGACACCAGCAAATTGAAAACAAGCTTCAACGGCGCTCATGCCATCAATTATGTAGACGCAATCTCTGCCGCCGTACTCGACGTGCCACGTTGCAAAACTGTCTGGCTCAGACTCTGCATCGCTCGCTCGATCTCCTGATCCGCCACCTCGCTGATCCGCTGCATCGTCGCTGGATTGTCCAGCAATTTCTGAAGTTTCTCTGTAGTCAATTCGTCCGTCTCGGTGCCCATTTTTTCGTAT